GCAACTGACCCATTGCTTCCATCGACTCTTGACGCTTGGTCATGTACGACGGGCCGGTCGTGACGCACACGTCGTACTTACCCACAGACGGGTTGTAGATTTTCTCAATCACCACGCCCGTCTGGTCGACGATCTTGCGCACCGGCTCGGCTTGAGTCGGGTCGATCTTGACCGTCGAGATTTCCCCGTCAATACCGATAATGCGCGCAATGCGCTGCGTATCGTAAATCTTGGGGATAAGGTCAACGAGTTGGCGCGTGGAATAGCGAATGGCGCGAGCCAGGTTGTCTACAAAATGATATGTGCCTGTGTCGCCTTGCCTTTCACGCGCCAGAATGGCTCGACCCGAACGCTCGTTAGACGTGGCGCCTAGGCTCGAATCATATTGACCCGTTGTAGCTTTAATGTCGTCCGACGCGCCCATCTTGGCTTGAATCAAGCCGGTTTGGGCGAGCGGAGGCGGTGCGCGCTGCGGGAGCGGCAACGTATTGCCAGCACCGTCCGTTACGTCGGGATTGACCTCAAGATACGGCCAGTTGGTCGTGTTAGCAGTTTTCCACTGCTGCTCGTACCCTTCAAACTGACCGCCGTAGCCGATGAACGGAGCCTTGGGCGCGAGAGCCAGCATTTCGGCTTCCTGCGATACCCAGTAGTTGTACATACGCTGAGCGTCCTTGGCGTTACGCACAAGGCCAGAGATGTACACCTGTCCATCGACTTCAAATTCGTTGCCAATGACGCGAATGACGGGAATAAACTTGCCCGCCCAGTCGCGTTCCTCAAGGATTTCGTAGCCGTTCGTCTTCATCCACTTAACTTTGCGGACATCGACTTCGCGGGTACGGATCGGCTCCATGCCGACCATTTCAAACTGCTTGGCTTCCGGCGAACCCTCAAACGCGGTCTGGTTGCCGGGATACAGGTTCAGCGCCTGCTTTTCGTGCTGAATGTAAAAGTATTCAGCGATGCGGACGGTGTTCTCGTCAATCCACTGCGAGATAGACGAATCGCCCACGCCCTGCGCCATGATTGAGGAGATCGGCTGCGCGTCGGGAAACATCCGCTCGTATTCTTCCCGAGGAATGTCCTCGGTAACAAAACACCACTCGGCATCCTCACCGCACGGGTCTTGGATCGTGGGGTCCATGTAGACGCTAAACGAGTTACGGATACGGGCGATACGCACGTCCTGGTCGAACGTGTTGTCGTCGCAGTATTCGGTGAGCAGGCGGAAGTAACCCTCGCCATACGTCACTTGGTTCTCGCACGCCGTGTCGTAGGCTACGTCGGCATTTGAGATGTACTCAATGTGCCGCACCATGCCGTCGAACACTTCTGCCACTTCGATGTCGGCAGCGTCGTCGACCGGAATAACTTTACCCGCAGGGCGGTTCTGGCGCTGATCGTTAGTCACCTGCCGGACGTGCTGCGGGAGCTTGTTAATCGTGAGGCACGGGCGCGCATTAATCGTCTGACCCTGCACTGAACCACGAGTGGCAAGCACGTCCGCCGGCCATTGCCACTGATTGTCGGGAGAACCTGCCATAAAGCGCAGGTCGTCCAATTCGTCTTCTCGGCTATCCGAATAAGCCCCCAAGGCCATCGTCAATCGGTGACGAGCCTGCGCCAGAATGTCGGCAGGGTCTTTGCCCCCACGCCTAGTAGGCGTGTTAGCAACTTTTGCTGCGCCTGCGATGCCGGTAGGGTCTTTCGCCATGAGTTACTTCTTACCTTTTCGGCTTGCCACTTTTCGCTTTACGCTGTACGCGATTGCGACTGCTTGTTTGACCGGCTTTCCGGCTTTCACTTCCGCTTCGACGTTTTTTCGGAACGCGGACTTGCTCAATGACTTCACTAGGGGCATAACTATCGTCCTTTGGTTGCGGAAATGCAGAATCGTTGCGTACCCATGCAACGGCTTTGTGCCATAAAGATATTAAAAATAGCATTACGACCCCATCCACGAAGTAAGCACGCCCGTCTGTGTAAACGACCGGCGCACTTCCGCTTGCCTATATTCGCGTGATGCAACAGGAAATGCAAATGTGATAGCGATAGCGTCGGCGGCGTCGGGCGAGGCCAGCCCTCGGGCTTTCATTTCTTTCTTGCCCTCTAACTGCACGGCGCCCATCGAATCGAACTTATAGTGGGGGCCGCAGAGGTCGGACTTCAGCACCCGATCTTGCGGAAGGCTCGCATCCTTGAGCCATTCGCGCATATTGCCCCAGAGTTCGGCGCGTTTGTTTTTCCACATAATCGGGTTCTTGGCTTTCCAGCCGAAGTTCACGCCACGCACTTCCTTGTACCGCTGTTCCTTCAGTCGGTCGAGGATGCCGTACCCCAAACCCCCCTCGTCGATGACCGCTAGCACCGGGCGATACTTCTCAATGTTTTCGATAACGCGTCCGACGACTTCCATTGTGTCCTCGCCTTTATAGCGGTGGATTGCAACGATGTCGCGTCCTTGGCGCACGGCGATTACGGTAGAGTCTGCACCACCACGGGCGGGGTCGATTCCAATAACGATAGGAGCAGTTTCATCTTTATATCGCGGGCGAACCATCGCGGCGTCCACAACAGTAGGCGATATGAACTGCTCATCGCCATCCGACGGAAATTCGCCATAAACCTCTACCTTTGCTTGGACGGAATCGGGACCGTATTCTTCAATAATCTGTTCGTAGACCGCCTTATCGGTGTCTTCGACCGAGCGGGCGTCGATGTTCTGGGTACGCCAGAAGACACGTTTCCCGTGGAACGTCTCAAAGAAGTACCCCTCGTTACGGCGGGGGTTGCTAAACGCAAACCAGAAGCGGTTGGGCGTGTTTTCGGTAAAGAAGCCGGCGGTCACTGACCAGATTGGGTCGGGGATACCGGAGGCTTCGTCGAAGATCACCATTACGCCGTCGTGGTTGTGGACACCGGCATACGAGTCGGGGTTCTCCTCCGACCACAGGCGACCTTCGACCGACCAGTAGCGGGTACCTTTCTTGAGGTCACGCTCGACCAATTCCGCCAACCATTTAGCCGGCATGACGCGGGTAGCCGAGATTTCAAACCAATGGGAGTTCATCAGAAGGGCAGCCCACTTGGTAATTTCTGCCCACGTCACCGAGCGCAGCTGGGCTTCCGAGTTAGCCGATACGATGGTCGTAGAGCCTATGCGGGTCGAGAGCATCCAGAGGATTAGCCACGACACCAGCGCAGACTTACCGATACCGCGACCCGAGGAAGTCGCCATACGCATTACTTCGTAGGCGGTAGCCTGTTTATTCGCAGCAATATGTTCTGCGATGTCCCGAAGTATCTTGCGTTGCCATTTACGGGGGCCGAAGAAGTGTTCTAGCGGCGTGCCTTGCTGTCCCCAAGGGAAGGCGAACATCACGAAGGCTTCGGGGTCGTCTTTAACCTTGGGCGCCCATAGCTTTGCCATGAGCAGTTGTTCGTCTTCGGGACTATAGATCGGCAGTTGCATTAGTCACGTTGGAATTGGGTAACGCGGGTATCGCCAAGGATTGAGTCAATGTCTTTAGCGTTTGCGCGGTCGTATTTACTGCGCATATTAAGACCTTCGCGGTATTTACGGACGGCAGACAAGTAATCGGAAAAGTCTTGGTCGATCTCGCTTTTATAGCGATTGATTAGCTCTTTAGCTTGATACGCATGAAACGGGTCTTCGGCTTTAACAATATTGCTAGCCACGTCGTCCCAACGATTAAGGCGAGCAGTTGTCGATAAAGGCAAACCAAGGTCTTTTAATTTAGAAACCACGGTTGCTTGTTTCTGGGTTTGGTCTATCCAGTCACCGTGGGTTTTAAGCTCTTGCAAGTTTCGCAAATGCCGATCTTGCGCTAATGCTTGCGTAATCTCTTTATGCTGTACGTCTTCTTCGTTTAGCAGTTGTTGTTCGCGGCGGCGCATAAACTCATTTGGGTCTGACATTTCACGCTTTACCGCGCCGCGCATAGAACCCGGCATTGGCAACATTCCCCCAATCATTTCGCCTGCGCCAAGTCCACCGGACATAGCCTGCTGGCGAGCCGATTGCAGCATACGAAGCACGGTTATGGGGTCTGCGCCAATTTGACGAGCAGCCTCAAGTACTGATCGAACGGTGCCAACCGGATCGGTCAGCATTTGTTTGGCTCCTTCCAGTTGCCCGGTAATGCCACGCCCAATACCGATAGAAAGGTTTTCAATTTCACGTCCCGGCACAAACCGAGAATCAGGGGCTGGCGTAGTGCCAGGAATATATGGCACCGGAACGGTCTGCCCTAACGCATTGGGGTCTAGCATGGCGTTACGCGCAGGCAGAGCAAGGCGATTATTCGGTGGCGGCATGGACGTTCTCAAGGGTTAGGCGTTCACCCGCAATAGTAGTCCCACTTGCAACAACAGGGCTAGCGGTCAATGCAGGCCGTTCAGCGTCATATACTCGACCAGTGAGGACGCGAGACTCCGCTTCCTGCAAAGCCGCAACGATGCTGATTTGCGACTTAACATCCACCTGCACTTGAGTCTTGGCAACCCATCCGTGAAGGTGTTTAAGCAACTCAAGGGCGGACTTCGCGTCACCATCGAGCGCAGCATTACGCAGTACCGACGCCGCCTCAACCTCAGAGTCCGCACGACCCTTCGCCTCGGCAATCGAAGCAGCGTTGTCTAATTGGCATAACTGGCGAAACTCCACAGGCTGCAAACCCGCAGCATACGCCAACGCATCCCCCTTCAGACCTAACCGTGAAGATTCGTAAATCTTCTCCAGAAGGTCTGGCGAAGCCTTGATCTCACGAGGCGCAAACGTAATCGACTTAAAAGAACTCATTACAGGTGAGTGTAATGGAATGTTATGTAAAAAAAATAAAAAGTTTTTGTGAGGGCATTATAACTATGACCGGCAACCCCTCGGCCCTACCCCCCCCCATGTTGTTTCCTTGCAACATGTAGCCTGCACGCAACACCAGTCGTAGCACCAGCGCAACAACCACTAGGCAGTCGTTGCATCCACGCAACAACGTAGAGTGTAGCGTCTACGCAACAACCACAGCGTGGACGTTGGCATTACGCAACAGGTAGGCGAGAGGGTAGGGATTGTTGCATTAGAGCAACAGTAGGGATTTTATGCAGCAACATAGTTGTGCGTGGTAGTTTCGGACGGTTGTCCGAGACATTTGTATCTTTTCTATAT